ACAGGTTGAGTTAAACCAAATTCAGAACCATCAGAGATTGTAATAAATGTTTGTGCACCTGTAGTAATACCGGTGGATTGAATTTCACCAGCCATAAACTTGCGAATTTCTTTAGCTAAGATATTAGCTTTAGTGTGCTTCAAATAAGCACTAACTTCATGCTCACGATCTGGCATAGGATAATCTTGCCCACTAACTACTTTAAGTGGAGCAATAGATAATTTAAGTGTACCTTGCCAGAAAGAGAAGCTCATAGAAGAACCGCCATATTGGCCAACATCCTTAGAGTTAGTCATACGATAATTAGAGTAAACATTGATTGTTTTCTTCCCAGTATTGGAAGAGTTTCGATTAAATACGCTTTGTCCAAGAGCCATTTGTTTATCCTCCTAAATATAAGAATATAATTATCAATATGTATTGATAGTAGTATTTTATTACATCCTAACGTGTTATTCTAGGATTGTAAAAGTATACTAATATGATAATATATTATTATTGTGAATATATGATGAGATTATTTATTTATATTATTTTAAGGAGGAAATCATCATGAAAATTAATAATAACGTAGCATGTCCAACAACAAAACTAGAAAAAATGGCTTTAGCTAATCTAAAATATAACTGTATTGAAAAGGATGCACTTATGCCTTTATTTTTGCCATTAGCAGATGAAAATATCTGTAATGGCACAGTTTCCTTTATCGATAATTTGTGTTTTATTTATAATAACGATGGCCTACATAGTGGCTACATTAAAGACTGGACAGGCCGTCCTGACGGGGCGGTTGAAATTGAAGTTGAATATGAGGATGGCCACATCCAAAATGAGGTACTAGGAATTCCTAGTAACTTGGATACATTGCTTGCATACTACTATGGTATTGGTAGATATCGTAAAGCTGCAATGTTAATTAAACGATATAAAAAGTTTATGTAGGAGATTAAAAAATGTATGTAGTATACGTTGGCGTCTTAAATCACTTTAGATGTGATAATATGGCCGAAGCCATAGGGATGCTTGAATATTATGGATATCAAACTGGTAAGATATATAAAGTTAAAGAAGGCGGTAGACTAGAACTAGTCTATGAATATCATAAATACTAAAAAAAAAGATTCCCCATGGAGTTGAACTCCATGGGGAACTTATATTATTTTTTTTTCTTAGGATTTAAATCTGGATAATTGATATAAATTCTATTATAGTCAAAACGTAAAGTTTCTTTACGTGCTAATTCTTCACGAAGCTTTTCATACTTACTGTAAAGAATAGAGTATTTAGAACGTAGTTTATCATCAAGATCATCTTCTGATAATACACCGTCAATGATAGATAAACGAGTATTGATAGAATGAAGCATGAGCAATGCATCATTTTCATCTTCTACATTACGTAAACGTAGTTGATATTCATAGAGATCATTTTCATAATCTCTGACTGCACTATATCTGAAGGATTTCGATGTGTCCCTATATTTCTTCATAGCCCAGTCAATAGGACCTGCTTCTAGTAAAGAGTTATCATCGATACGACTCAAAGCAGTAATTACACGTTCAATTTCACGTTTTACCAATCTAATAGAAGTATATTCTAAAGATTTACGTAATCCCTTGATAGTAATAATGCGGTTAGATAATACATCATTATACACAGATAAACACCATGCAATAATAGTAGATGTATCTTTCTTACCGCCAGTTAGATAATTAATATATCCATAATCTTTAAGCTTCTTAATAGAAGTTTCAAGATCCATGCCAAATCCACAACTAATGAGGAAATCATCAGCAAGTAACGTACTATGATCTTTGAACATCACTGAAGTTATCTTCCAAATAAGATCTTTAAAGCCAAATGTCAATAATACTGCATAGTTAATAGTACTAGCTCTACGGATAGTACTATTAGTTTTATCTAAGTATACATCAATTTCAGCTCTAGCAATATCTATAGCAGAAGATGAATTTACTAATGCTCCTACATCATGTAGGATTAAAGCTAAGATTTCTCTATTAGATAAGTTGAGGACTGGATCAAACAACTTAGAATCTAATTCTAAATAATACTTAGTAATTTTAGATTTGTCTTGATGATCAGTATCGTATGCAAATGGATCACTTAAGATGATATCATAAATATCATTATCTTTAATGATAGGCATTACACAGATACCAAAGAAAGCTTTATCTGTATTACGAGTATATAAAGCCACATTACAAGAAGAACCAGTGAAAAACATATTTAACTCATGAGCTAATTGTCTTAATAGTTCTGGGTCTTGATTAGTGCGGAGTTGTTCAATAATAGATATACAATCATGAAAATCATAATTGTTCATATCTAATCCCCTTTCCTTTAAAGTCAAGGAAATGCCTAGGGTCTATAATGACCCTAGGCGTTTATTTCCTAGATTAGATTAAGGTTTTACATATTCAACTTTTTCTGGAGCTGTGATGTCTTTCTTAGCATCGTTTACTTTAGTGTAAGCAGAAGCATTTGGATAGCCACCAGCTGTACCAGCAGAAGTCATAGTATCAGGAATGTAAGTAGTGTAATCGTTCATGAGGTTACGTCCGATAGGATCAGTATTTTCATAACGAGTACGTAAACCAGTAGGGTTAATGATTTTTACACGACCTTGAACTGGTTGATAGCTTACCAATTTGAAGCGTTCGAACGCATGAACTGCTGGTAATGCATAGTTTTGTGCGTTGCGAATTTCATTGGATAAGTACAATTGATAATCGTAAATGCAATAGATTACACGATCGCTATTACGAGGGTTTAACAAGATGATCAAGTTTTGGTTGTTACGAAGTTTATCAGATGCAACGAAGTTGTAAACACGTTTGTCACTAGTTACAACTGTACGATTGAAGTCTAATTCAACAGGACCAATGGAACTTGGAGCTTGGTAAGTGTAAGTGGTAGGAGTGATCTTACGGATCAATGCAGGGTTACCAATTACAGAGATAGTAATGTTAGGGTCATTCAATACTTGGATCATTGTTTGAGCGTAGTTGTCCAAAGCATCCATGAATGTTTTGTGACGGTATTCTACTTGATCCAATGCATAGCCTTCTGGTGGAGCGAAGTCAAATACTTCAGCAATTTTGTTAGCCATAGGCATAGTTTTGAAGTCATTATCCAATTCTTTATGGATTTTGTCATCTTTCCATGTGCCTAAAGCTGTTTTGAACAAGGAAAGGATATTAGTCAATTGATCTTCGTTATAAAGAGCTTGAATATCTTTTACTTCTTCAGGGCTGATTGGTGTATTGATTGGGAATGCATCAGGAATTTCCACGATGTTTGTTTGAGAATCCCAACGTACGGAGCAAGTATTAAGCATTGCAGAGGAAGTATCACGACGTACAGACAATACAACTTTAGTTACAGCTGGATCAGAGCAGTAAAGCATGAATTTATTGTCTTTCATGAAACCAGATAAAATGCCTTCCAAAGTTTTAGGAGTGCCTGCAGTTGCTTCATAAGTAACAGAGAAACGAGTCATCATTTGACGATCGATTTCACCATAGCTTGGGTCGAAGCGACATTCTTGAATAGGAAGAGCTACTTCAATTGCAGTACCAGCAGTGATTTCACTTGCTTCAACTGGTTTCAATTGATGAGTTGCTGTATCTTCTTTCATCATACCAGCTTTAGGAATAGCAGATACGATTACATGAGTTACTGCAGATTCGATAGAGAAGTTATCGATGTTTGGTACAAGGCCAGAAGCACCGAATACTGCTTTACGAATTTCAGTTTGTTTAGTGTCATCACCAGGGTTCAATGGCAAGCTAACTACTACGTCTTTAGTAGGAGCTGCAGATTGGATCGCATCAAACATTTCATTTTGTTGAGTGAACATGTCGATTTCGCGACCTTCTGGAGTAACCAACTTACGAATTTTCATTGTAAGTGTGAACTTAGGAGTTTTAGCAACTGCTTTGTTGATAGCGCCTTTATCGAAGACGTTGTTCATCAACAAGTTTTTGTGCAATGGGAATACAAGACCCATAACTGGATTGTATGCAGACAAAGCGGAAGATTCCAAGAACGCATTGCGGTCATTGTCGAATTGAGCTTCCATCATTGCCATATGGTCAGCATAACCATCTGGATTACCTAATGCTGTATATTCTTCAGCATCAGCGGAATTTTCAGTAAAGAAATTTTTAACAGTTTCAACAC